ATGAGCTTTATGTCAATTATTATCATTTTATTAACCATAATTGGAATTATATGGTTTTGCTTTAAAAGGCATACTGTTTGGACAGACCATAGCAATTTTAATAATGTATCCTTAGGACTATGTGCAATTCTGACTTTAGGATGGGGTGCATATACTTTTGATGCTTTAAATCAAAGAGATAAAGCTTCTGCAGAGTTAAAGGAGCTTCAAGACAGAATTAAAGGAACTGAGTCGACATTCTTTTCGATAAATATGGATGTAAAAAAATGGCAAAATGGATATTATCTTTTGCCAGTAGTTACGGTAAAGAATAGTGGTACTGAATCAATTCATATCAAAATGGATGCTAGTTCTTTAACTATCAAAAGAGTTACTGTTAGAGATGATAAAGTTAAAGCTATAACGTCATTTCATCCTAATTTCTATGATGAAATTTCTGGGGATGCTAGTGTTCCTCACACGCCTATGTATGACTTGATAATTCCCATTTCCGCAGAGCGTAAGATTAGTTACGCTCTGTATGTTGATCAACCAGGGTTATATTATTTGACTTTCAGGGCGAAAACCGTTAATGAAAAAGGTGATGTGAAAACTGAAAAAGTAAAAGACATGCCAGTTATATGGTTCGCTTCTAAATATTTTTTAGTTGAGTAGTTTCACAATAAATTATCTTTTTCCATTCCTTTCCTCTGTCATCATTATATACATCAGTTTGTTTTTGCGATTTATGTCCTAAAAGTTTTTGTGTATCAATCCCTTCGATAGAATATAACCTTTCTGAGAGTGAGCGTTGTTCATGGAAAGTTGCAGGTGTTCCGTTATCCCAGCCAATTTTTGCCTTATCCCGCGCTTTGCTAAAGTTCATGGTTAAAGTGTTCGACTTAACTTTTGCCCCACGCTTTGCCTGAGAAGTTGAGCGGAAGAAGTGAACAAGGTATGGGCTGACAGCACAATCTCGGCATCGCGCAACTACATCTCTCAAACACCAGCCAATCGCCTTCAATCTCAATGACAAAGGGATGGCGATTTTGCTGCCGGTTTTTTCTTGAACTATGTGCAAATGGTCATCCCAGATATCGCTAAATTTCATGTTTGAAATATCTCCTAGCCTTTGACCGGTCACAAGGGCTAAAAGCATCGCGTTACCCATATACTTGTGGTTTGCGTCGGCAATATCGAAAATTTTCTGCCATTCCTCCAGGTTTAGACGTAGCCGCGTTATACGTCTGCGAGGCTGCTTTGTTGCAAGGGCAGGGTTGTACCCAGGAGGAACCTCACCAAAATGTTGAGCTTCTTTAAACACGTCGATTAAAACTGAGCGTATCACCTGCGCCATTCTCGGTTGCCCATCGGAAATGTAGGCTTCCAGTACTTCAGCTATATCTCGCACATCAACCGACGTAATCAGCTTCATACCAACCCGTTCACGAAGCAAAGCGACTGGTTTGGCTTTTTGCTTATAGGTGTTCAGCTTAATATCGCCACTTTCCAGCCTTTCACCTTGAATTTTCCAGTAACGGTCAAGCCAGGAGTTTGTAGTTATAGCTTTACCTTTGCTTGTCGCGATTTTGTCGCTGATCGCCATGATCTGCCGAGAACGCTGTTCTGCGAGGCGAGTATTCGCCTCAGTAGCAATAGCTATAGCCTCTGCTTCATCGGTACCGAGTGCATGAAATTTACCCGTAATTGGGTGTTTATAACGCCAGTAAACCTTGTTGACCTTCCGGCTATACAGCGGATATAGGTTCGGTACGCTTACATTATTTTTACGGGGTCTGGCAGCCATCGTTAAGGATCCTTAATAACTTTGGTGAATCAGAATTCTTGATAATGGGCGAAGCTAATTCCCCAACCAATTCCGCATCTTCACGTACACGCCACAATCTCCCTTGCTTCATCGCTGGTGGCGAAAAAAGGTTTTGTTTTGCATAACGACGAAGAGTTGAAACACTGGGTGGATTGCTGCGATATTTATCTGCTGCCCATTCCTCAAGCGTCAACATCTGAATCATGGTCGGTTCTCCGCTACCGGCTGCAACCGGTTATTTAAGTCTGTAGGCACATGACGAGCACCCATGACGGGTGCCGTCGTTACAGCTGATACAATTCTCCGTTCGCAGGCGGCCGGAGACACTTGCCTGCTTATCCTGGCCGGTACCAGCAGCGGCATCGGTTCGCGCTGCCGCGATTAATTTAGCGAGCATGTTTTCCTCCTCGCAGCTCGTTCAGCTGCTGGCAATCCACGCAGGTTTTGCAGCCGGGAACGGCAGCGCGGCGCGCTTCAGGAATGTCCACGCCACATGCTTCGCACTGCTCAGCGGAAAAAGCGTCACGGTCGATGCGAATGCGCTGTAAGGCATGCTCCATGTTGAGCTCTACCAGCTCGTTGGCCTGGTCGATGATTTCTGCTGCCATGCTGACTCCTTAAATTTCGAAGGCCAGTTGTGGCATAAACTTGTCGCGCCCGGCGTCATAGTTCAGTGAGCTGGCGCTATTCATTGATTCAATGCGTTCAACAAGCACCGCAGCCCTCGTCTCTTTACTTGCTGGCGCATAGGCTGATTTTTTCCAGGCTTTATCGATCCCGATATTGCGTGCGACGTTGGTGCTGTCTGCAGAGGACAAAGGGATGTGCCTGAAAATGTCAGCGTTCAGCATTCGTAAGCCGTGTAATTTTGTAATCGGGTAGCCGTTCTCATCGACAATGTGTCGCATCAGGTCGCGCAATCTGGCAACGCAGCGGCGCGGTCGCTTTGCGTCGTACTCGCCCATGCTTCCAATGCAAACTCGCGGAAAGTCCCGGCACAACCGGATGAAGCGCTCGTCTGGTTCATTCATGTGCCAGACCGGAGCGCCAGCAAATTTCCCGTGTGGCCAGTCAGCGATAAGAGCGTCATTCTCTTCACTACTGCCCCCGATGACGTCCGGAATGACAGCGAATGAGAATCGCGGGTGATTACTCCAGCGCGAGACGAAGGCGTAATATTCATGCCAGTTAACGACGCGATTCTTAGTCCAGAAGCTGAAGGCACCGTTATCCAGGGCGAATGACTGGCACACCTCACTTGCCAGCGGCAACTGGCCGGCGTTAGCAAAGCTGATGAAAGCATGACGAGCTTTCCACGCTTTCAAAGCGCAGGTATCAGGAGTTATAGGGCCGCCATGGAAATGGATCATTGGCTTTCCCCTGAGTTGGTTTTTGCCGCCGCGTTCGATTTGCTGCGCAACTGGGCTGCGATGGCCTCAAGCACTTCATCAACGAAAGAACGATCGAAATCACCATCGGGTGCTTCGTCCATAAATTCCGTAGACATCAGAATTGCTCGGGCGATATCTGCCGCGTTTGCTGGTGTGTCTTCAACGAAACCAGCATCCCAGGCTGCCAGCATTCTGTTTGCTGCAAAGACAGCACCTTGTTTGCGAGCTTCTGCGCGCAGTGAGGCGAGGATGGCGTCGGTGGCGGGGGTTTGTGGAATCCCCATGATGAACTTACGCACCTTCTGATATTCATGGTTGCGGTAGCTACCGAACGCATAAATGAATGGCTTGTTGAGGTTATGTCCATTCTGGCGGATATATTCTTTACAGCCGTGCTCTGTGAAGCAGCCAGTAACAAACACGTCGATTTCCTTCATGGCGAACCTATTCCAGCCTTCCCTGACTTCATAACGACCCTGATAAATGGCTTCCAGTCGCCGATGCTGCGTTTCAGTAGCTTCAACATAATCACCGCTTTGGTTTTCAACCCAGCATATGCGGTCATAGTCATGGTCTTCAGAAGAGATCATTTCTCGCTTAGTCATCACTGCGAAAAATGGTTGATCAGTTATCCGATTATCCTGGGTTCGAATTAACTCACCAATTTCAGCAATTTGTGTACGTTCCGCCTTCAGAGCCGCATTTTCCGCAGCCAGCTGCTTCACTTCATTACGCGATTCGCACAGCGCCACGAACTGAACATCGAGGCGGTCTGCCATAGCGGTCATTAACTTTGCTGCTGCTGGTGGCAGAGTAGGGGCTGTCAGTCTGGCGTCGGCAATCAGCTCTTTGGCATTCATTCGCATGTTGGTATCTCCTGCGCGCTGCAACGCGCGATTTTTGGTTGCACGAATCCCTCGCCGGCTGGCGATTAATAAAAATGGGTTCGCTTTAATAAACGCCCGGAACAGAGTAGGGCGCTTAATGAAGCGGGCGGCTGCAACCGCCCTGGTATCTCCACACAGATGTAAGCGCGCTCCGGAAGGAGTTTGCATTAACGACCAGACACTTGAGGGAGAGTGCCGGAGCGCGCTTGCATCTATGCGAAAAAAAGTGCGGCACCCTCACGGGTAAGGATCCGGTGCCGCCAATGACTACACACTGCGTTTTGTTACTTTGTGGTGCCGGGTGCCTCTCTTTTCGGCTGCACCACGCTCTCCTGTTAATCCTGTCTGTTCGCTGCTGATGATTTGAATATACAAAACGTATTCATGACGGTCAATACGATTTGTATACTAAATTTTGAGTTTTTGGCAACGTATTGTATTTAGAAGATTTTAAAGCTTAGAGATTTTTTATAGGATTTAAGCCTACGAGCGGATTAGAGGATTTTGAATAAGTTAAAACCCGGGTCGATAACCGGGCTGACATGGTATGAGATATATAAAGGGCTAAGTTATTGAAATATAATAATTATAGCAAACGGGTTTTCGTTTCGATCGCTACACCTATGATCCGGCAGTTTCCGTTGATAGGCATCATTGGCCATTGCGGGTTTAGACCCTTCAAAAATTTCTGGCTACCGTCTATAACAAGCTTTTTGAACGTTGCCTCATTGTCGTCAACCAATTTAGCAATCACCAGATTGCCATTAACTGCTTCACGACCTGTATCAAAAAGCACGAACGTTCCCTCGGGAATACTGAGGCCCATTGGAGCTGTCATTGAGTCACCCTCGACTTCAAGCCAGAATGCATCACCCTGTACATGCGCCTCAGAATCCAGCCATAAGTCAACATCTTTGAGGGTGTAGGGTTCGCAAGCTTCAGACCACGATCCCGCCTGGACTTTGCTTAATACGGGATATTTCTTACCCTGTCGGTATGGCCCCACATATTCAACATCGCCCTTAAGCGTCTCATCAATTATTAACCCACCCGCCCCAACCGAAAAATTTCGCTTGCCAAGGAACTCAAGTATCCGAGCTATCTCACTCAGGCTGGGTTCGCGGCGTGCGTTCAACCAATGACTGACCGCACCTTTGGTTATGCCAAGATGTTCAGCCAGTTTCTCTTGCGTAACACCCTGAGTCTTCATCAAGGTTTTAGCTAAATCGTACCATTTCATAGTCATGCTCAAATAATACAAGTTGTATACTTTTAATCGAGTCACAAAACGTATATATTCTTGCGCGGCAAGGATACAAAATGTATATTAAATTTGTTTATAGGAGACCACGATGAACAATCTTCGAGCAATTAGAACCAAGCTAGGCATTACACAGGGTCACTTAGCGAGTGCTCTTGGAGTGACAAAAGGTGCTGTTTGTCATTACGAAAATAGTAAAAGAAACATGAACATCGATCAGTGCCGGGCCATCGTATCTGCCCTGAACAATTTCGGCGCAGAAGTAACTATCGATGATGTTTTTCCGCCGACTCAAAATAACGAAACGGCGGCTTAACCGTAACTACCAAAGGAAAAACAAGATGGTAGAGCACACTTTAAAAACTGTTGTTAAGGCGATGTGTAAAGCCTACCCCGGCGGGCGCGAGGCAATGGCTGGTGCGCTTGGCATGAGCGTGACGCAGTTCAACAACAACCTGTACGAGAAAAACGGCTGTCGCTTCTTCGAGGCATCCGAGCTTGAAGCCATGGAAGACATCTCGAACACCTCTTGCCTGGCTGACTACTTTGCCCGGCGCCGCGGATGCCTGCTGGTGGAACAGCCGAGCATGGAAGACCTCGATCGCGTTGATCTTTTCAGCCGTTCAATGAGAACAGCAGCAGCGCGCGGGCACGTCGACCAGATCATTCAGCAGGCGCTGGAAGATGGAGTAATTGAGCAGGATGAAGCCGAAGAAATTATGGAATGTCACCGCCGCCATATGGCTGCGCGTGAGGAAGAGATTGCCGCGATTGTCGCGTTATTCAGTCGCAAAAAGTGACGCCAGCGGGTTGCAGCCCCTGGCGTCGTGGCGTGTCGATCAAAGTGTGGAGATACCTACGCATGAACAGTTTAAACCGATTCCGGCCAGCTAAGCAATTCCGCTGCCCACCGCTGGTGGGGCGTGATGCACCGTTCGGCTATGTGGAAATAGTACGCGGCGCAGAGGGTAGTCACAACTACCAGACTGCTGGCGCGCTGGTAGGCGCATTCGCAGCGATGAATGAGCGGGGGCGTAAAGAATGGCTGAAGTTGACCGGTGGTTCCGTGACAGAAGAGGCATCCCCGTCCGTGTCATACGGTGGGAACCAGAATCGCGCCGCGTTATCTATCTGCGGTCTGATTACCCCCACGAATGCTTCAAACCACTCCATATCTTCAAGCGCGACTTCAGAGAAATAAAGGACGACCATGAGCACTAAATTACAAGGCTATGTCTGGGACGTTTGTGCCGCCGCTGGCATGAAGCTGACCAGCGTTGCCATCATGGCGCGCCTGGCCGACTACAGCAACGACGACGGGGTGTGCTGGCCTTCTATCGAGACCATCGCGCGCCAGCTTGGTGCGGGTGAAAGCACCGTGCGCACGGCGATCGGCAAGCTTGAACAGGATGGCTGGCTTTCCCGTCAGCAGCGCCGCAAAGGCAACCGTAACGCGTCGAACGTCTATCAGCTCAACGTGCAAAAGCTACAGGCCGCTGCCTTTTCTCACCTGTCAGAATCTGACACCTCAAAATCTGACGGGTCAAATTCTGATGCCTCAAAATCTGACGCGTCGAAATCTGGCAAAAACGGCGGTTTTCACCCGTCAGAATCTGGGGGGGATCCGTCAGTAAATTCAAAACAAGATCCATCAGATAAAAATCAAAACCCTTTCTGTCCGGTTGCTGCGCAACCCGACGATGCCGTGATGGTTACCGACCAGGCTAAACAGGTTCTGACTTACCTGAACCAGCAAACCGGATCCCGGTACCAGGTGTCGAAAACATCGCTGGAACACATCCGGGCTCGCCTGGGTGAAGGGTTCAGCGCTGAAGAGCTGAAGCTTGTCGTGGATTACACCAACGAGAAGTGGAGCGCCGATTTGCAGATGGCAGAGTACCTGCGCCCAACCACGCTTTTCCTGCCGAGCAAATTCCCTGGCTACCTGCAGGCCGCGACGAAGTGGAACGAAGCAGGGCGCCCGGCACGCCGAAACGGCGAGTGGGTCAGCAGCACCGCTTCCCGCGCGACATTTCAGAACGTCGATTACTCGCTGCCGCAAAACTCGGGGTTCCGCTCATGATGGCTGATACGGCAGCAGCACTGCCAGTGGCAGAACCGGCGCCGCGCGTATGGCAACGTCCATTCCTGAAATGGGCTGGCGGTAAATATTCGCTGATGCCTGAACTGGATCGCCTCATCCCGACGGGTGCGCGGTTGGTTGAGCCGTTTGTCGGTGGTGGCTCGGTGTTTCTCAACTCCAATAAGCACGAGAGATTCCTGCTGGCTGATGCCAATCCGGATCTGATTAACCTCTATCAGATGCTTGCCGTAGTGCCAGAGCAGGTAACGCTGCTGGCGCGCCAGCTGTTTACCGAAATGATTGACGAGCCGGGTTACTTCACCGTTCGCCATGCATTCAACGCGCAGCAGATGACCGGGCCGGCGCGCGCTGCCGCTTTCCTGTACCTGAACCGCCACTGCTTCAACGGTTTGATCCGCTACAACCGCGCCGGCGAGTTCAATGTCGGCTGGGGCAAAAAAGCTAATCCCTACTTCCCGGATAAAGAGCTGCTGGCTTTTGCTGCTGTGGCGCCCAACTGCGTTTTCATGAACGCCGGTTACCGCCGCACGCTGTCGCTGGCGGGTGAGGGCGATGTCGTTTACTGCGATCCGCCCTATGAACCTCTGCCGGGCACGGCGGGTTTCACGAACTATGCCGCCGGCGGTTTTGCATGGGCTGATCAGGTGGCGTTGGTTGAATCCTGTGTTGCGGCACATCAGCGCGGCGCGCGGGTGGTGATCAGCAACTCGACGGCGCCACGGATTATCGAGCTTTACGAGCAGCACGGCTTCACGCTGCATCACGTCAGCGCCCGCCGCTCCATTTCCAGCAAAGGCAGCACACGGGAAAACGCTGCTGACATCGTGGCAATTCTCTGAGGAGGCAGTGTGAAAAAGAATCTGTTAACAGCCCGCCAGCAGCAAATACTGAGCCTGATCGTGGCCTTCCATAAAGAGCATGGGATCCCGCCGACGCAAAAGGAAGTTGCCGAACTGATGGGCGCAGCATCGCCCAACGCGGCAACTGAAGTGCTGCGATGCCTCCAGAGTAAAGGCGCTATCACCCTTTTGCCGGGCGTGTGCCGCGGTATCTCCATCAACAACCCGGTCGCTGAAGATGAAGCAGTTTCGCTACTGCGCTCGCTGGTGGCCGGTGAAGAACATGCGAGAGACCAGGCGATCTCGTTTTTGAAAATGCGCGGGGTTGCCCTATGAAGCTGATCCTGCCGTTCCCGCCGAGCGTGAACACCTACTGGCGCGCTCCGAATAAGGGGCCGCTGAAGGGGCGCCATCTCATCAGTGCTGCTGGTCGTGCATTTCAGAGCGCAGCCTGTGCGGCAATCATCGATCAGTTGCGCCGCCTGCCGAAGCCTTCTACCGAGCCCGCAACAGTAGAGATCCTGCTTTTTCCGCCTGACGCGCGCCGCAGGGACATCGACAACTACAACAAGGCGCTTTTTGATGCACTGACGCATGCGGGTGTGTGGGAGGACGACAGCCAGGTGAAAAAGATGCTGGTGGAGTGGGGGCCGACAGTGAAGGGCGGAAGGGTGGAGATCTCGATCACCAGGTATGAACCAACAGCGGTTGCAGCCGCTTAACGGAGATACGCATGCAACAGATGAACGCAGTACCCGCTTTTACCCCGGCGGCAATGATGCCGGGACAGGAACTGGCGATGAGCAGCCAGGAGATCGCCGATCTGGTTGAGTCGCGTCATGATCACGTTAAACGGTCCATTGAACGGCTTGCCGAACGCGCGGCTATTCAACTTCCCCCAATGGAGGAAGTTAGAAATCACCTCGGGCAGGCCGTCGCCGTTTACCAGCTGTGTAAGCGCGACAGCTATGTGGTGGTGGCTCAGCTCTCGCCGGAGTTTACCGCCCGTCTGGTCGACCGCTGGCAGGAGCTTGAGAGCCAGCAGGCGATGCAGGTACCGAAATCCCTGCCGGAGGCTCTGCGCCTCGCCGCTGACCTTGCTGAACAGAACCAGCATTTTAAACACGAGCTTGCCGCCGCGGCACCGAAGGTGGAGTTTGTGGATCGCTATTGCTCTGCGGGCGGCTCAATGTCTTTCCGCCAGGTGGCGAAGCTGCTTAACGCCAAAGAGCCTGAGTTTCGCATGTTCCTCATCGATAACAGGATTATGTATCGCCTCGGCGGGGTGCTGACGCCGCACCACCAGCACATTGAAAACGGTCGTTTTAAGGTGAAAACCGGTACCAGCACCGAAAACAACCATGCATTCAGCCAGGCGCGCTTTACGGCAAAGGGGATCCAGTGGGTCGGCGGCCTGTGGGCTGCACATAAGGCGCAGGGAGCCGCGAAGTGAGGGCGCTGCTTAATCCGATCGTCGTGGCAGAGCTGGGCCTCGTCATGTTCAGGCCGGGCGCCAGCCTGCTGATGCACTTCCGCCGCGGGCGCATGCTGCTGGAAAATGAGCCGGAGCGCCTGGCTGGTATGCCCAACGGTGAACTGCCAACAGCCGAGCAGCCACTGGCCGAGGATCCTGCGCTCGTCGGTGTTTTTGAAAACGATGCGGTGCTGCGCCGCGCCGGCGGGATTGGCGGGCTGGAAAGTTGGCTGATGGAAAACGGTGGCTGTCAGTGGCCGCATGAGGACTGGCACGCGGAGAACATCACCACGATGCGCCACGCGCCCGGCGCGCTTCGCCTGTGCTGGCACTGCGACAACCAGCTGCGGGAGCAGACAACTGAGCAGCTGGCGCACATGGCGCGTGCGAACTGCGCGGCTTATATCCTCACCACCGCACGCCGTGAACTGGGTTTCGACGATTCACATACGCTTACGCTGCCGGAGTTCTGCTGGTGGCTCGCGCGTAATGGCCTGGCCGATGCCCTGCCGGAAGATGCCGCCCGGCAGGTGCTGAGAATGCCGAAGCCGGTGATCCGTTCCGTCACCCGCGAAACCGAGCTGGTACCCGGTGAACTCCTTGGGCGGGAGATAGTGGCGGAAGTGGCAAAGCAGGTCGTAAAAATCACGGCGGATCCAGACACACCTAACGCGCAAATGAAGCGACCCAAGAGCACGCGTCTGGTCATACCGAAATACATCAGCTGGGTTAAGACGCAACCCTGCGTGGCCTGCGGGATGCCGGCTGATGATGCTCATCATGTTATAGGGTACGGACAGGGGGGAATGGGAACCAAAGCTCATGATTTTCACGTTATTCCGCTTTGCAGGGCGGATCACCGCGAACTTCATGCAGATCCAAAAGCATGGGAACAAAAACATGGAAGCCAGCTCTATCTGGTTTACCGCACTCAACACAAAGCGGCAGCCATTGGCGTGCTGTCGCTGGCGTAAATTGTGGAGACGCTATGAACCTCGAATCATTACCGAAATTTTATTCCCCGAAATCACCGAAGCTTAACGATCAGACGCCAGCGACCGGCGGTGTCGCGCTGACTATCACCGATGTAATGGCAGCCCAGGGCATGGTGCAGTCGAAAGCCAGTCTCGGTTTTAATCTCTTCCTGGCGAAAATGGGGATTCAGGATCCGGCACCTGCTATTGATGGGCTGATGCAATATGCGCTGGCGCTGAAAAATCCTGTGCTGGGGAAGCTAAGTGAGAAGGCACGCGGTGAAGTTCTGCCGGTGCTGGTGCAGTTCGCCTATGCAGATTATTCGCGTTCGGCAGCCAGTAAATCGACCTGCCCACATTGCGAAGGGAAAGGCGTGGTGCGGGAAATGCAGGACGTGGTTAAGCACCCTGGCGTTAATGGCGTAGAGGCAACGGTTAAGCACGAAGCCGTAGAAGTGATGTGCCAGCACTGCGCGGGCAAAGGAGAGGTGGGCACGGCATGCCGCGGCTGTAAAGGTAAGGGAACCGTACTCGATGAGAAGAGAACTAAACTCATCGGCGCGCCAGTCAGGAAAGTCTGCAGTCGTTGCAATGGCAACCGCTACAGCCGTTTGCCTACAACCCTTGCGCGGGCGCGCATAGAGAAGATTATCCCTGATCTGACCAGCTACCAGTGGTACAGCGGTTATGGAGATATAATCGCCCTACTGGTGACAAAATGCTGGCAGGAAGAGGCTTTTGCCGAGGTGCAACTGCGCAAAGTTACAAGATAGATGCATAATCGTGGTTTTTAGCGACACGATGCTTGCAATATCCGAAAAAAATGGTTAGGATTTTACTAACGATGGGCGTTTTGTGTCTAGCGTTCACAAAGCCCGCCACAGCGCGGGTTTTATTAAGAATTAGCTCGGTTATGCCGATAAGTGTTAACCACACACTTTAAGGAATGAGCCGTGTTTAATCATCTCACCACATGGGCATTAGACCACCCAGAACAATCATTACCGGCTATTACAGCTACGCTAGCTTTGATTTTTGGCGGCTTCTGGACTGCTTTGACTTTTTTACAAAAAATTCATTCTGATAATGAAGAAAAAGTTCTAGAGCGGTACAGAAATCTCAGTAAACAGATAACGGAAGGTAATGACGAAGCCAAGGCTCCATACATAGCCTATCAACTTGATGCCGTATATTCACTAAGGTTTTATCCAAAGTTTTACCCACGCTCTATTTGGATGCTCAAGGATATATTGCGAAGGTGGACTGAATCAGAGTCATATAATGAGCACCATACAAATGAAGTAAAAGATACCCTGATTTACATTGCTCATCGAAAAAACCTTATTGGCAGGATGTTGTTTGGTCTATTCAATTTGGTATGGTTTACAAAACTTAAATGCACTGTATTGAAAGACTGATTTTGTTAGTGCCATTTCAATAATCACTTATTTCTGGATTTATTTCTGGCTGCCTTTCGGCGGCCTTTTTTATTCCCCTCAACTCTGAGAGGACTCACAGCAAATACGAGGGGGCTTAATGTCCGAACCTGTATCCGGGTCCGCTGCGGCGGCCAGCGCCTTAACTGGTGCCAGTCTTTATGGGCTTCTGACTGGAACCGACTATGGTGTCGTTTTTGGCGCTTTCGCTGGCGCGGTGTTTTATGTGGCAACTGCCGCCGATCTGACTTTGCCGCGGCGAACGGCCTACTTCGTCGTCTCGTACTTTGCAGGTGTGTACGGATCCGGGCTGGTGGGCTCGATGCTCGCCAGCATTACCCATTACAGCGACAAGCCTCTGGATGCTCTCGGCGCAGTTCTGCTTTCTGCGCTGGCCATTAAGACGCTGACCTTTTTCAGTGAGCAGGATCCTCTGTCACTGCTGCAAAGGTGGCGGGGAGGAAACAATGGTAACGACTGACCCACTGGTGCTGACGAACGTCGCCGCCTGCACGATGATCGTGATCCGCCTGATGATGTTCCGTAAGCCGGGAGGGAAGCACAACGTATGGGCCTCCTGGCTGGCTTACGTGATCATCCTGGCGTATGCGTCCGTTCCGTTCCGTTTCATGTTCGATTTCTATTTTCACGTCCACTGGGCGACCGTCATGTTGAATCTCATCATCTGCGCTGCTGTGTTCAAAGCGCGGGGCAACGTGGCGCGCCTTTTTAACGTACTGAGGCCAGAATAATGCTCAGCGATAAAGGCATTTCTCTCATCAAGCAGTTTGAAGGCCTGCGGCTCACAGCCTATCAGGACAGTGTGGGCGTCTGGACAATTGGTTATGGCTGGACACAGCCAGTTGACGGCAAACCGATCCGCCCCGGTATGACCATCAAAGAAGAAACCGCCGAGCGCCTGCTACGCACCGGGCTGGTGGGCTACGAAAGTGACGTGTCGAAGCTGGTGAAGGTGAAGCTGACGCAGGGTCAGTTTGATGCGCTGGTCTCGTTCGCCTATAACCTCGGCGCCCGCGCGCTTTCGACTTCCACGCTACTGCAAAAGCTTAACGCTGGTGATTACGCCGGTGCTGCTGATGAGTTCCCGCGCTGGAATAAGGCTGGTGGAAAAGTACTGCCGGGCCTGACGCGGCGTCGTGAGGCAGAGCGAGCGCTGTTCCTCTCGGACAGCAAAAAATGATTTCCAACTGGAAAGCCGCCGCGGCTTTGCTTTTACTCGCCGGCGTTCTCTCAATCGCCTGGACGATTAACCATTACCGCAACAACGCGATCGCCTTTAAAGACCAGCGTGATAAAGCCGCTCACAACCTGAAGCTGGCTAACGACACAATCGCCGATATGAAGGTGCGCCAGCGTAACGTTGCTGCACTTGATGCCACATACACTAAGGAATTAGAAGATGCAAAAGCTGAGAATTTTGCTCTGCAGCGTAAGCTTGATCGCGGTGGCAGGGTGCTCGTCACAGGTACTTGTCCGAAGCAATCCTCCACCTCCTCCGGCATGGATGATGGAGCCACCGTCGAACTCTCTTCAATTGCTGGACGAAACGTTCTCAATGTTAGAGAGGGAATAAGAAAAGATCAGATAAAAATTAGAGCATTACAGCAATACATAAAAGAAATATTGGTTAAATGAATTGGCTCTATGAGAGAGAAATCTTCTGCGTTATCATCTCCCTTTACCCGTTTCCAAAGGAAGTAAAAGTGAAAAGGAAGAAATTGCAGTCGATAGACGGTGATGATAATCACGGACTTGATGTTGAATATTACATTGACTCTGAGACAGGTGATTTTAAATCTATCTATACTTTTAATGGTGAAGTTGTTGAGAGTGTAAAGCTAAGAGGAAGATTGGCTGATAGAACATCCGCTCTGTCGCTGATATTACGTGATTTACAAAGTGCAAAAGATTGGTACCTAGGTGCTTTAGCAATACTTGATGCTAAAGGAGTGAAGTCGACAGGCCTTGGCTATAGAGGGATTCAAGACTTGGATGTTTCAAGTGAGGTTCGGGCACTGTTTGTCGCAAGCGTCATATTTTATGGTAAAGCTTATAGTGAGGCTGTTGGGCGAAGGCTTAAGATGGAAAGGGTATGGCTTGACCCCTCGTTTTTTGATAATCATGATAATATAATTGATTATAGAAATAATTTTGCAGCTCATAGCGGTAATTTGAAATATGAGTCCGCAGAAACTTCGCTATTAATCTTTAAACAGCACGGAAGAACTATCTTTCAACCAGTTACAGACAGAAAGCAGCTTAGTCTCTTTGGACTTGATGAAAACGAAGGGAACATTACTGATTTGTACGATCATGCTATAGAGGTTGTTACAAAAAAATATAATGAGGCCTTAATAAGAATTAGAAAGCATGTTGAGGACAAAAGCATTTCTTATTGGTATTTAGCTGCAGGAGGCACCGAATCAGTGGATTTAGACACAATGAATAAAAAGAAAAAATAATTATAGAGGATTATTTAACGTGTCATCTAAATCTTCGTGGCACTTCCTTTATAACACAAAGCGCTGGTACCGGCTTCGCTTCTACCAGCTTCAGAAACAGCCGCTCTGTGAGTTCCACCTCAAGCGCAACCAGGTAGTATCAGCCTCCATCGTCGACCACATCATCCCACACAAGGGAGATGGGGCTATCTTTCACGATCCCGACAATCTTCAGTCGCTTTGCAAACGCTGTCACGACTCGGTCAAACAACGCCTGGAGAAGGGCGGAGCGGTGACCGAGTTTGACAATGAAGGCCGGGTTATCTGGTAAAAGGAGCAGTCATGCGAGACCTTAAAATCGAATATCAGAACGGTAAGCTTGTAGAGCTGAGTATTGATGGGGTGGACTTCAAAACCATAACCGCGATCACACTCCGGCATGATATTAGCGAGGTGCTGCCGAACGTCACACTGACTTTCCCTATCGGTGTCGGCGAAAGGCTGGTACCTGACGCCTGTGCCCGTGAAAATCTTCAAATTATCGAGAAATAAGAATCATTATCATTTGTGGTGGACGGGGTGAAGGGGGGAGGGGCAAAACTCTGGCACCAGAATTTTAAAGACCGCGCCCTCAGTCTTTTTTTTAAAAACGTCCAGAAAAAAAGGAAAAATGCGATGGCACAGCGAGGCAGAAAATCTCTTGCCGCGACGTCGGCTGTCTCGCTTCCGGCTCTGGCTGAAAGCAGGCTGCAGCCGTCTTTACACCTTAGCGATCCGGAGATAAACGTCTGGATCCGGCTGGTCAATGACAACCCGGCCAGCTCATTTACCGAAACTCACCGCGACATGCTGGAAATGTACTGTCGGCATGTGGTGCAGGCACGACTGCTCACCACACAGCTTGAGGAATTTGAACTCCCCTGGCTTGCGCGGGATGACGGACTCAAACGCTACGACAAACTCCTCACAATGCGCGAGCGCGAAGTGCGTTCGGCTTCCTCACTGGCGACCCGTCTGCGCATTACCCGACAGGCGACCGCGGATCCCAAAACGGTAGGCCGGGCGCATACCAATCTGGCGCGTGAGAAAAAGCCGTGGGAAATTGACTAAGGCTCTTTGATGGCTAAAAAAACTCTGACAAGAGCCGAGAGGAATATCCTCTGGTGTGAAAGAAATATCGTTATTCCTGAAGGTAAGTTCGTCGGTCAGCCACTCAAAATGGCTGAGTTCATGAAGGACGATTTCAGGGCTATTTTTGACAACAAACATGGCACCCGCCGGGCGATTATCAGCCGCGGCCGCAAGAACGCGAAGACCGTTGAAACCGCCATGCTGATGCTGCTCTACCTGGTGGGGCCGGAGGCGGCGCCGAACTCGCAGCTCTATTCCGCCGCGCGCTCGCGTGATCAGGCGGCCATTCTGTTTAACCTGGCCTCCAAGATGTGCCGGATGAACCCGGTGCTGATGCAGTATGTGTCGATCAAGGATTCTGCAAAGGAGATTCACTGCCCTGAGCTGGGCTCTTATTACCGCGCACTGAGTGCAGAGGCCACCACGGCCTACGGTTTCTCACCGCGATTTGTCGCCCACGATGAGCTCGGCCAGGTGCGCGGGCCGCGCGACCCGCTGTATGAAGCGCTGGAAACCGCAACCGCGGCGCAGGATAACCCCATCTCCGTCATCATAAGTACACAGGCGCCCGACGCGAGCGACCTGCTGAGCCTGCTGATTGATGATGGTCTGACTGGTGCCGATCCGCGTACGGTGGTCCGGCTGCAGACCGCACCGGAAGATATCGATCCTTTCTCTGTAGAAGCCATCAGGCTGGCAAATCCGGCCTTTGATGTGTTCATGAACCAGAAAGAAGTGCTGGACATGGCGGCCAGCGCCAAACGTCTGCCATCGCGCCAGGCTGAGTTTGAAAACCTTGTGCTGAACCGAAGGGTAGAAGCGAAAAGCCCGTTCGTCAGCCAGACCGTCTGGCACATGAACAAAGAAGAACCGGACGATTTGACGGGTAAAACAGTCTGGGGTGGACTCGACCTTTCCAGCGTATCGGATCTCACCGCGCTGGTACTGAATACCACACAGGGCGATGTTCACTGTAAGTTCTGGCTGCCTGAAGAGGGGCTCGTTGATAAAGCCAGAAATGACCGCGTGCCGTATGACATCTGGGCGAGGCAGGGTTTTCTTAACACCACGCCGGGCAAGGCCATTGAATACGCCTTTATTGCCCGCGAGCTGCGCCATGTGTTTGACGTCTGCAACGTCAGGGCGCTGGCGTTCGACCGGTACAACATGCGCTTTCTCCGTCCGCATCTGATCGATGCCGGTTTTACTGACGCTGAGCTTGAACGGTTTGTGGAATTCGGCCAGGGCTTTGTATCGATGTCTCCGGCGCTCAGGGAGCTTGAGGCCAAGCTTCTTGGCGCTCAGCTGAAGCATGGTAATCATCCCATCCTCGAAATGTGCGCAAAAAACGCAACGGTTATTACCGACCCCGCCGGCAACCGCAAGTTTGTTAAAGGTAAATCCAGCGGGCGTATCGATGGCATGGTCGCGCTGGCTATGTCTATCGGCGCGCAGACCAGCGATGAGATTGAGGATCCGGGCGACGTTAACGACTTTATCTACAACTTTCTGAGCGTTTAAAAATGGCAGATACCGATTACAGCATTGACCTGCGGACACGATCGCCATTCTGGGCGCGCATGGCTTCCATTCTTACAGGCGGCAGGCTGGTGACGCCAGATAAAGGCTCCCAGATGGCGGGAACGTCGGCGCATGGCGTGGTGGGCGACTCCGTTGTGACTGATGAGCGGAATATGCAAATCAGTACGGTGTGGGCGTGCATCCGGCTCATTTCCACCGTTACCGCATCTTTACCGCTTGATGTTTACGAGACCAAAGATGATCAGCGCAGCAAGGTGCCAGGAACACATCCACTCGCAAGGCTGCTGCGATTCAGACCTAATAATTTCATGACTGCCCTGGAGTTCCGGGAAGCGATGACCATGCAGCTCTGCGCTTATGGTAATGCGTATGCGCATGTTGAAAGAAACAGCGTGGGCGACGTGATTAGTATGGTGCCGCTGATGAGCGCCAACATGGAGGTGAGGCTAAGCGATAGCGGTAAAAATATCATCTACCGTTACCGGCGTGACACTGAATATGCCAATTTTTCCCAGCGAGAAATTTTTCATCTGAAAGGTTTCGGTTTCAATGGGCTCACAGGGCTTTCTCCTCTGGCATTCAGCGCGAAATCTGCCGGTGTCGCGATTGCTATGGAAGACAACCAGCGCGAGTTCTTCGCCAATGGCGCCAAATCCCCGCAGATCCTGATGACTGACGGCAAGGTGCTCACCAAAGAGCAGCGCAGCCAGCTTGAGGAAAACTTTAAAGAGATTGCCGGCGGGCCAGTGAAAAAACGTCTTTGGATCCTTGAAGGCGGATTCACCACCCAGTCAATCGGAGTATCTCCCCAGGACTCGGAAATACTGGCTGCGCGCAAATTTCAGGTTTCAGAACTGGCAAGATTCTACGGCGTGCCGCCACATCTGGTCGGCGACGTGGATAAATCGACATCATGGGGATCAGGGATTGAGCAGCAAAACCTTGGCTTTCTTCAGTACACCCTCAAGCCATACCTTGATCGGTGGGAGTACAGCATTGAGCGCTGGCTCGTTAAAGATTCCGAGCAGGGCGTTATTCATGCGGAACATAATCTTGACGGATTGTTGCGTGGCGATTCGACAAGCCGGGCATCGTTTATGCAGATCATGGTTAATACCGGCATCCGTACCGTCAATGAGGTCAGGCGCCTTGATAACCTTCCGCCACTTCCGGGCGGAGACGTGGCAACACGACAGTCGCAGAACATCCCGATTACCCAACTCGGAACAAACAATAAGCCCCTCACTGAAGGGGCTTAATTTTTATGGGGGCCAAGATGCCTGACATTCATAAAACGCTGGCGTTCGAACATACCGAAATCAAGTTCACAGGGGATGCCAGCAAAGGTGTCTTTGAGGGATATGCATCGGTATTCAACAACACTGACGCCGATGGCGACATTATTCTGCCGGGCGCATTCAGTCGTGTTATCGCCGGACAAAGCCGCAAAGTTGCAATGTTCTTCAATCACCAGACCCGGGCAATTCCGGTTGGAAAATGGGAGGACATGCGTGAGGACGATAAGGGGCTCTTTGTGCGCGGGCAGCTTACACCCGGACTAAGCCTCTCTGAGGATCTCAAGGCCGCGATGCAGCATGGCACCGTCGACGGCATGTCGGTTGGATTCTCTGTCGGACCGGACGATTACACCGTTGGCAGCAGCGGCCTCATCTTCAAAAACATTTCCTATCTGCGCGAAATCAGCGTCTGCACGTTCCCGGCTAATGAGCTGGCAGGTGTAACTGCCATGAAGTGCATTGACGGGATCAAAACCATCCGTGATGCGGAGGCCTGGCTGAGGGATTCAGTCGGTCTGACGCGCGCTGAAGCGCAGGCGTTCATCGCCCGCGTGAAGTCCGCAGGCCGGAGCGAGTCCGGTAGCGGCGACATTGACGCGCTGGCACAGCGCATAACTTCCTTTGCCGCTAACTTGCGGAATCCTTAACGGAGCAAAACATGTCTGAATTAGCATCCCTGGAAAAAGCGATCGAGAACTCACAGAAAGAAGTGAAGGATCTTATTGAGGAACAGCGTAAATCCATCAACCAGAACGGCGAAATCAATAAGCAACTGCAGTCCGACCTGGCTAAAGCCCAGGATGAACTGAAAACTACCGGCACCCGCCTGTTCGATCTTGAACAGAAACTGGCTGGCAACTCGCCTGAACAGACTGCCCAGAAGTCTTTTGCACAGCGCGTCTCTGAAGACCTGATGAAAGGCTGGGATGGTTCGCGCACTAAATCGAAAGTCACCAGTTTCGATAAAGCCATCGGTTCAGGCGCCAGCTCTGCTGGCTCTCTGGTGATTCCACAGCAGCAACCGGGCATTCTTATGCCTGGCCTTCGCCGACTGACGGTGCGTGATCTGCTCGCTCAGGGGCGTATCACCAGTAACGCGCTGGAATACGTTCGTGAGAATGTGTTCACCAATGCTGCTGCGCCGGTGGCTGAAGGCACCCTTAAACCAGAAAGCAACATCACGTTTACCAAAGAAATGGCGAACGTGAAGACGATTGCTCACTGGATTCAGGCATCGCGCCAGATTATGGACGATGCCCCGGCGCTGGAGTCCTATATCAACGCACGCATGATGTATGGCCTGGCGCTGGTGGAAGAAAACCAGATGCTGAACGGTGACGGGACCGGTGACAACCTGCAGGGTCTTAACGTGGTCGCCAATGACTACGAAACAGCTCTGAACGCCACAGGTGATACGGGCGCTGACGTGCTGGCACACGCCATCTATCAGGTATCGCTCAGTGAATTTGAAGCCGACGGCATTGTCCTCAACCCGGCCGACTGGCATCGCATCGCGCTGCTGAAGGATGCGAACGGTAATTACATCCTGGGCGGTCCGCAGGCCTTCGCCTCCAAAGTACTCTGGGGGCTGCCGGTAGTGTCCACGACGGCGCAAACGGCAGGGAAATTCACTGTCGGTGCGTTTGGCCTGGCTTCTCAGGTCTGGGATCGCATGGATGCCACCATTGAAATCAGCAACCAGGATCGCGATAACTTCGTGAAAAACATGCTGACCATCTTGTGCGAAGAGCGCCTGGCGCTGGCGCACTATCGTCCTGCTGCCATTGTTACCGGTGATATTGCTGTCGGTACTGGCGCATAACTGAAGGGGGCGGTCAGCAATGGCCGCGTTAACGTCATGAAAATAAGAGCTCTCCGAATGTTCTCGCACTATCACCTCGGCACTTTTTCTCAGGGGGAGACCCGTACTGTGAAAAAGGAAATTGGCGAGATGCTGGTGAAAATGCATCTGGCAGAAGAGGTTGATTCCGGAAAAGAGAAATCTCCAGATCCTGAACAGCCTGAACAGCCTGAACAGCCTGAAAAAGCCAAAGCCGGGGGTAAAGGTGGAAATAAGCGCGGATCAGATGGCGGTAATAAAGACACATCTGAGGGTTGATTGCGACGACGATGATACGCTTATCGCTGCCTATGCATCGGCAGCTGTCGATTATGTCGAAAAGTTCTGTGACGGCGTGCTGGTGCAAAAGCTGACGCCGCCAGCGAAAGAAGAAGAGCCTCCCCGTGAGGTTCTTTTCACTTCCGGCATCTGGGCGGCAATGCTTTTGCTGATTGGCCACTGGTATGCGAACCGCGAAGCCGCAGCGCAGAGCCTTACGGAATTGCCGCTTGGCGTTGAGGCGTTGCTGATACGGCACCGGAGGTGGCACTGATGGCCTGCTCCGGATGTGCCGCTCGCCGTGAGTGGCTGAAAAACTGGATGAAGATAGCCTATGAGCGAGCAACAGGTAAACGCGCTGCTGAAAGCCCTGAGCGATCAGACAGCCGCAATGAACCGCTTGGCGGAGTCAAATGAAGCGCTGGTGGCGCTGCTGTATCAGTCTCTGGCTGATGACATCGAAACGACCACGCCTGATTCCCCTGTGAAAACGTACCTCAGCGGAAAACCAAGGGGGTAAGTATGCAGGCCGGGAAGCTTAACAAGCGGGTAAAGTTGCAGAAGCCCTTTAAAACGCAGAGCCCGGTCACCGGCGGCCTTGTTGATGGCTGGGCGGATGTCGCCGAGGTATGGGCGAATGTAACTGACCTTTCAGCGCGCGACTTTGTGGCCGCGAAGGCTGCCCAGAACGAGGTCACTACGCGGATCACCATTCGCTGGCGGGAGGGTGTCACTGACAGGAACCGCATCCTCTATCGCGGTCGCGTCTACGACATTCAGGGTGTGCTAGAAGACGACAAAAGTGGCCGGGAATATCTGACGCTGCCTTGCTCTCGGGGGGTTAATGATGGCTGATGGCATTGATTTCAGCATTATCGGGATCGATTCGTTGCTGGGCAAGCTGGACAGCATCAGCGATGACCTGCGCCGCCGCGGTGGTCGGGCGGCACTGAGGCGCGCCGGCAGCGTGATAGTCGCAAAGGCCAGGGAGAACGCCAGCCGTATTGACGATCCGCATACCGGGCGCAGCATTGCCGCTAATATTGCGATGCGCTGGAACGGGCGGCTGTTTAAAACAACCGGCAACCTCGGTTTTCGTATCGGCGTGCTGCATGGTGCGGTGCTGAAAAATCATCCAGATCTACGGGAGAATGCCCCGACACCGCACTGGCGACTGATTGAGTTCGGTACCGAAAAGATGTGCGCGCAGCCTATCATGCGCCCGGCGGCAGAAAGCAGTATCGGCGAGGTGGTGGACGTGTTCGCCAGCGAGTATGAGAAAGCAATAGATCGCGCCATTAAGCGCGCGCAGAAGAAGGGTGTTCCACCATGATTGTGCCTGTGTTTTCCGTCTGCGCTGCCAGCCCTGCAGTAACCGCCCTGCTGGGTACCGATCCTGTGCGTCTTTATCCTTTCGGTCAGCAGGATGATACTGTCGTCTATCCCTATGTGGTCTGGCAGAACATTACTGGCGCGCCGGAGAATTATCTTGCCCAGCGTCCTGACACGGATTCATACACCGTACAGGTTGATGCCTATGCCGATACGGTGGATGAGGTTATCGCCGTCGCCATGGCTCTGCGAGATGCCATTGAACCCCACGCTTATATCTCACGCTGGGGCAGTCAGGAAAAAGACCCCGAAACAAAACGGTACCGCTATTCATTCGATGTTGACTGGATAGTCGTCCGATAAACCCTCGCGCTTCAACCCGCCGGCCATGAGCCGGTTTTTTTATGACCGGAGATAAACAATGTCTGTATTAACGCAAGGCACGCAGCTCTTTGTGCTCGCAAAAGGCACAGTGAGTGAAGTGGAGTGCATCACGGCGTTCTCGCCCGGAAGCAATCCCGCCGATCAGATTGAAGATACCTGTCTCTCTGAGAAGACCGATCGCACTTACAAGCGCGGCCTTCGCACGCCGGGGCAGGCTTCGCTGACGCTGAATGCCGATCCCAAAAACGCCAGTCACCTCATGCTCTATAACCTGTCTATCTCCGATGATGAAGCAGATCAGGATCTGACTTTTGCTATCGGCTGGTCTGACGGTGAGTCTGCGCCGACTGCAGCAGCTTCCGGCACAGCGGGTGCTGTCGACGGTCTGTCCCTGCCGTCTGATCGCACCTGGTTTGTGTTTAAGGGCTACGTGTCCGATTTTCCTTTCGACTTTGCGGCTAACACCGTCGTTTCTACCGCTGCTTCTGTCCAGCGTTCCGGGCCCGCAGTGTGGGTACCTAAAGCACAGGCTGGCAGTTGATTAACGGCGGGGCATCTGTCCCGCCATTCTCTTAACCAACAGGATAAAAAATGAAACTCACCCTTGATTCACTTAAACAGGCCGGCGCATTCACCGGTCGCCCTGTCGCAAAAGAGATCACCTGGAAGCAGGGTGATGAAGAGTTAACGGCCACAGTGTATATCCGCCCTCTGGGCTATCACACCGCCATGACGGATGTGATGGCAGCGAACGGCCGCCTTGATGGTGTGGCAGGCCGTATTGCCTCGTCTGTCTGTGATGAAGAAGGAAAGCCGGTTCTGACGGTAGCTGATATTACCGGCGAAGCCGATCCGGATCGTGGTGCGCTCGATGGCCAGTTGACACTCGCGCTGCTGCTGGCAATCCAGGAGGTTAACGACCTGGGAAAGACGAGCTCACCGGAGAAGACGAAATCTGGTGCGAGCTCGTCCTCAATGGCATCGGTGGACGCACGATAGCGGAGGCAATGGAGCGGCTGAGTTTCCGTGAGTTTCAGTTATGGGTTAACTACCGTAACCAGTACGGGTCACTTAACCCAATGATGCGCACGGAATGGGGTTCTGCGCTGGTGGCCTCAGTGCTTGCAAACGTAAACCGAGCGAAAGAGGTCCCGGCCTTTAAGATCAGTGATTTTGCACCTCATATTCATGAAAACCCCGTTTCTTTAGATGAAGCTATGAAAAACTGGGCTTAAATAGATATTTAAAATATTTAATGAATTTTCGATCCCTGATAACCTTTAGGCATTTACCTATGGGGAAGGGAAATGCGAATGTCATTAATTAATTGTAAAGAGTGCGGGCAGCAGGTTTCCACAAAAGCAGAAACATGCCCAAAATGTGGAGCTCCTGTTTCTTTAAAGAAAAAAGGTCCTTCAGGATGCATGATAGTAGTTATCATAACTGCTATTGTTTTGGTTTTTTTCTTTTTTTTAATTAAACTTAACACTGTTAACTCAACGGATAATAAATCTGTCGATAACGCTGAAATTAAAAATCAAGAAAGTCCAGCGCCCGCATTAACTGAAAAATTATCAGATCCAACAGTACAACCACAAAAAAATGTAAATAACTGGATATCAGGTAGCGTTAAGGATGAAATGACTGAAGAAAGCAGCCCTTACTTGATGAATACCTCCATAAATGGAGCTACGTTTGATTTTCCATATAAAGTTGATGGTGGCTCTAAGGTTACAATAGTCATAAGAAAAGATCCAAAAGAAAAGGTTGCTTACGTTCTTATAGAAAAAGGGTTTATGCTTTGCTCTTATCAATCCTGTTCTATTCAGACGCGTTCTGATTCTGGTAAATTAAAAACATGGGAAGCCGTTAAAGCCTCTCCGGGTGTACATAACGTACTTTTCATTAGAAATGCAGCGTTGTTTGAGAAATTTATAAAAGAAAATAAAAAAATCCGCATCGGAATAGAGTTTTATAAATATGGGGTAAAATCCTTTGATTTTGATGTGTCGGATTACCCAAGTATAAAATGATATAAGGAAGAAAAGCCGCCGATTGGCGGTTTTTTTTGGAGTAACTATGGCCGGAAAATCTCTTGGAACCCTTACATTAGACCTGATTGCTAAGGTTGGCGGTTTTGTTGCTGGCATGGATAGAGCTGAGCGATCTTCTGATAATTGGCGCAGAAAAGTACAGACGGATGTCAAGGCAGCTGGCGCTGCAATTGCCACTATAGGCACCGCTGCTGCCGGCGCTGCTGTAGCTGTGTCCTCTGCAGGGATTGCTTTGCTCAAATCAACATCTGATCAAATTACTGAAACTGATCGCTGGGCAAAGTCGTTGCGCGTTTCAACGCAGGAGCTCATGGCCTGGCAATTTGCAGCTGAGAATGCAGGTATCTCAGGTGATCAAATTGCGGATATCTTTAAAGATATCGGTGACAAAATCGGTGATGCTGTACTCAATAAATCGGGTGACGCTGTTGATGCGCTTAATTCGCTCGGACTTTCAGCTGAAAAACTTTCCAGAGTCACTCCTGATAAGCAGCTACTCGCGATCGGAGAAGCACTTAGCAAAATAAATACTAATGCTGAAAAGACAACAATCTTAGAAAGTCTTGGAAATGACTTATCAAGGCTGTTGCCACTTTTCGATAATAATAATAAAGAACTTCTTCAGTTTATCCAGCTTGCAAAAGATTATGGCGTAGCGCCGGATCAGAAATCTATTGATGACCTTCTCAGGGTAAACGAGATATTTCAGGATTTGGAAGCGCAGGCGAGCGGCCTCAAAATGGAGATCGCCGCAGGCCTGGCGAAGGTGGATATCTCGCCGCTTCAAAAAGGGCTAGATGATCTGAAAAAAACTTTCACCGATCCGGCTGTTTTACAGGGGCTTTCAGAACTAGTGGGCGGTGTTGCATCCCTCGCCGGTGGGCTGGGTAAAGCCGCTTCGGAATTAGGGAGGCTGATAGAAAACTTTCAGGGCGGGCAGAGAGTTGCTGCCAATGCTTCTCGCGTTGAAATTGAGCGCAGGATAAAAAACCTTGAAGCGGATCTCAATGATAAGGGGTTCCTTGCTGGCGTAAACCGTATCGGCATGGATACCGATTCCAAGCGGCAGGAACTGAAAGAGCTTTATGTCCGACTGAATGAAGTTAAAAATTTCCAGACAAGTCTTCCTGTCACTGCCGCAAAAGTAAGCACTTCAACCTCTGCCGGATTTCAGCTCGGCAAAGATGAAACAAACGGAAAAGTAAAAACCGATAGCGCCGGGAAAAAGCTTGAGAACGCTTTCAAATCCGCCGAGACGGCTTACCTGCGCCAGATAGCGCTTATCGATACCACTGGTAAAAAAAGCGCAGAAGTTACCGAGCTGCAAAAGCTTCAGTTCGATGTTGTCGACGGGAAACTTCTGGGGCTGAACGACACGCAGCGGCAGCGCCTCGAGCAACTGGCAACGGAAGTTGATCGGCTTAATGCCGTAAAAAAGGCCAACGAAGAAAATCTCAAAGTTGCAGAGTATGTCGCAAACCTGCAGCGTGAAAACGCCAACAACGCCGCTTCACTGAATGCCGACATCGTTGGTGCTGGTCTTGGTGACAAGGCGCGAGAGCGTATGCGTCAGCGGCTTGACGTGGAGCGCGAGTTCAATGAAAAACGGGCCGATCTGGAGCAGCGCTATCAGCGCGGGGATATTAAAAGCCAGGAAGAATTCGATCGCTATACCAGTGAGCTTGAGAAGGCCCAGTCCCAGCGACTGAACGATTACGCCGATTACTACCAGCAGATCGACAGCCTCGATGCCGACTGGATATCTGGTGCGCGGGACGGGCTGGCAAACTGGGTGGATGATGCATCAAATTACTCCCTGCAGGCGGCCAGTGCCGTGCAGTCTGCGTTATCCGGCATCAACAGTAATCTGGTAAATATGCTTAACGGCAGCAAAGCAAGCTGGAAAGACTGGGGCGTCAGCGTGCTGAAAATTATCCAGAATGTGCTTGTTAATATGGCCATGGCGAAAGGTATCAGTTCCCTTGGCTCATTGTTCAGCTTCGGTGCAGCGTCTGCGGCCACCGCCAGCAGCGGAACAGCCATTCAGGAAGCTGCGTCGAACTTCACCTTCAATGCCAAAGGCGGGGTTTATGAATCTTCCGACCTGAGTAAATTCAGCAACAGCATTGTGAACAGTCCAACCATGTTCGCCTTCGCCAAAGGTGCCGGGCTGATGGGCGAGGCCGGGCCGGAGGCAATTATGCCGCTCACACGCGCAGCCGATGGATCTCTGGGTGTCCGGGCTCTGGACACCGCGCAGGGGCAGGGCGGCGGCGTGTCAGTCAGCATCGGCGATATTAATTTCAGCTCACCAGCGCAGCAGCCCGCCAGCCAGGGCATTGCCAGCGCGGCTGGCCGCCAGCTGACGGATGCTATTTTGCGAACGGTTAATGAAGAAGTCAGCCGCCCCGGCACCCCTCTCTGGCGCGCAATCAAAGGAGGATAATCGTGGCTACAGAAACGTTTAGCTGGTCCCCGCGCGTTGGTGCTCAGAACGATACCAGCCTCCGCACCCGTAAGGCACAGTTCGGGGATAATTATGCACAGGTGGCCGGGGACGGTATCAACCCGGTCACACCCCAATGGAGCGTGAGTTTTACCGGAGATGAAGAGTATGTCCTGGCCATAAAGGCCTTTCTGACCCGGCACGCCGGCTGGAAGTCCTTCATCTGGAAGCCTCCCCTGGAGCCTGCGGGGCTATGGCGGTCTGAATCCCTCCAGATAGCCACCCACGGCGCAGATCTTTACACCCTCAGCACCACATTCATTCAGGCATACCATCCATGAGCATTTCATCTGACGTCCAGAAACTGGAGCCGGGCAGCCGCGTACGCCTTATCGAAGTCGACGGGCAGGCGTTCGGCGCCGGCATTCTGCGGTTTCATAACGAAAACATTCCTCACACAGAGGCTGAGATCATTGCTGCGGGCAGCGATGCGTCGAAACTTCCGCCGAAGTCTGTCTGGTGGCAGGGGCTGGAGTACGGTGCGTGGCCCTTTGAACTGACCGGCCTGTCCGTCGGCAGTGACGGGCAGAGCGCCCGCCCGACCCTGAGCGTTTCAAATATCAGCGGCACGATAGGTGCGCTCTGTCGCCGCTTTCAGGGAATGGCAAAGGCAAAAGTGATTATCCACGACACATTTGCCCACTATTTAGATGCCCGAAACTTCACCGGCGGCAATCCGGGCGCTAACCCGAATGAGGAGCGCAAACAGGTCTATTACATCGACCGTAAGTCGGGCTCTGACGATGAAAACGTAGAGTTTGAGCTGTCCAGCCCGGCAGATCTGCGGGGACAGCTCATCCCCACCAGGCAGATCCAGCCCATGTGCACCTGGTGCATGCGCGGCTGGTACAAAACCGGGAACGGTTGCACGTATGCCAGCCAGAATGGCTTTTTCGACAAGGAGGGCAACCCGGTCGACGATCCTTCGAAAGATGTGTGCTCAGGTCTGATGTCAACCGGCTGTAAACCGCGGTTCGGCGCTGACAACGAACTCGACTACGGCGGCTTTCCGGGCGCGTCACTTCTGAGGGGGTAACATGCAGGACAAGACAATCAGCGCGATTCTGGCGCATGCGGCGCAGGCGTTCCCGGCTGAATGCTGCGGTGTGGTGATCCAGAAAGGACGGGTTGAGAAGTATGTCGCTTGCCGGAACCTGGCCACCTCCCCGGAGGAGCAGTTTGAACTGTCACCGGAGGATTACGCGGCAGCCGAAGAGCAGGGCACGGTGGTTGCCGTGGTGCACAGCCACCCCGGCGACGGCGCCACGACGCAGCCGAGCGACCTCGACATGCTGATGTGCGACGCCACCGAAGTACCGTGGGTGATTGCGTCATGGCCTGAAGGCGATATCCGCACCATCATGCCGCGCGGCGATCGCCCGCTGACCGGGCGTCAGTTTGTTCTAGGACACGCCGACTGCTGGTCCCTTATCCGGGATTACTTCCGCACTGAACACGGTATCGCGCTGCCCGACTACAGCGTCGATCGCCACTGGTGGGAGGAGGGCGAAAACCTCTATATGGATAACTGGTACGCATGCGGTTTCAGGGAATTCGACGGTCCATCCCGGCCCGGCGATATGGTCATTATGCAGGTGCAGGCCAGCGTGCCAAATCATGCCGGCGTCCTGCTGGAGGGCAACATGCTGCTGCACCACCTGTACGGTCAGCTCAGCCAGCGCATTCCGTATGGCGGCTATTACCGTGACCGGACCATTAAAGTTTTACGGTACAAGGATCTGATGTGATGGAAAAGCGAACCGTGATCAAGCTGAGCGGATCGATGGCGCAGCGCTTCGGGCGCACGCACCGCCGGGCGCTGTCCTCTGCCAGCGAGCTTTTCAGGGCGCTGTCCAGCACGGTGGACGGCTTTGAGGATTATCTCCGCGAGGCGCGCGCCAGGGGGCTCGATTTCGTCATATTCCGCGATCGCCGGAACATCAGCCAGGAAGAGTTTTCGCTTCTCGGCCCGGGCGATGAGCTGCGCATCATTCCGATTATCCACGGCAGCAAGCGCGCCGGCATTTTCCAGGCGGTTCTGGGCGTTGCCCTGATTGCCGGGGGGATCGCGCTTGGCCCTGCCGGGGCAGGGCTCATCGGGAAAGGCGCGGCACTGAACATTGCGCTGGTCGGTGCGTCCATGTCGCTTGGGGGCGTGGTTCAGCTGCTGTCGCCGCAGGTGGCTGGGTTGAGGATGCGTCAGGACCCGGATAACAAGCCCTCCTATGCGTTCGGTGGCCCGGTTAACACCACCGCCAGCGGCAACCCGGTGCCTCTGCTTTACGGACAGCGTGAAATCGGGGGCGCTGTCATTTCAGCCGGCATTTACGCGGAAGATCAGCAGTAAGCCGGTACGTGATTACTTTATGCCGCCTGCGGGCGGTTTTTTTATGGGCGCGATATGGCGAACACAGTGATTAAAGGGCGAAAGGGTGGTGGCACCAAGACCCGCACCCCGGTGGAAGCCCAGGACAGTATTCAGTCGATAGCCAGAGCGAAAATCCTCGTCGCGCTCGGCGAGGGGGAGTTCGCCGGCGGCCTGGACGGGCGCAGCATTTATCTTGGCGATGCGTCATCGTATACCCCGCTGCAGAATGCCGACGGCAGTTACAACTTCAACAACGTAAAATATGAATTCCGTTCCGGCACCCAGGATCAGACCTACATTCAGGGCTTTCCGGGCGTTGAGAATGAGCTGCAGGTCGCCTACGAACTCAAAGCTGCCGTGCCGTATGTCCGCTCTGTCTCCAATACCCAGCTTTCAGCCCTGCGCATCCGCCTCGGCTGGCCCTCGCTGCTGAACCAGAAAGATAACGGCGATAAGGTGGGTACCCGCGTTGAGTATGCGATTGACCTGTCTGCCGACGGCGGCACATATGTGACGGTGGTCAACGGCGCTGTCGATGACAAGACCACCACCCTCTATGAGCGCAGTCACCGTATCGACCTGCCGAAAGCCACCACCGGCTGGCAGCTGCGCGTGCGCCGCATAACGCCTGACTCAACGACGGTGAATGTTGTGGACAGTATGCGCGTTGAGGCGGTCACCGAGATCATCGATGCGAAGCTGCGTTACCCCAACACGGCGTTGCTCTACATTGAATTTGATGCGAAGCAGTTCCCGAATGGTATTCCTCAGGTCGTGTGCAATCCGAAGGGGCGTATTATTCGCGTGCCTGATACCTACGATCCGGAAACGCGAACCTACTCGGGCACTTGGGAAGGCGGGTTTAAATGGGCGTGGACCGATAACCCGGCGTGGATTTATTACGATATCGTGCTGAATGAGCGATTCGGCCTCGGTCAGAGGATTGATGCGACCCAGATTGATAAATGGGAGCTGTACCGCATCGCGCAGTACTGCGATCAGCCGGTACCGGATGGCAAAGGCGGCAGCGGTATGGAGCCGCGCTTTCGCTGCAACGTCTACATTCAGGAGCGCAATGACGCCTGGACGGTGCTGCGCGACCTGGCCGGTATCTTCCGCGGCATGACCTACTGGGGCGACAACAAGCTGTATGTGCTGGCCGATATGCCCCGCGATATCTGGCACATCTATAACCATGCCAGTGTGGTCAACGGTAAGTTTACCTTTGCCGATCCGAGCGAAACCACGCGCAACACCGCCGCGCTGGTGAACTGGTCCGATCCGGCGAATCACTACAAAGACACACCCGAAGTCGTTTATGACAACGATCTGGCGATGCGCTTCGATTACAGCCAGCTCGAAATGACGGCCATCGGCTGCACCCGGCAGTCAGAGGCTAACCGGCGCGGGCGCTGGGCGCTGCTCACCAACGGTATCGGTGAGGTGGTGACCTTCAACACGGGTATGGATGTTCCCCCAGTCGGCGAGGTGATCGGCGTGGCCGCGAACGAACTGGCCGGCAGGGTGATTGGCGGCAGGGTAAGCGCGGTCAGCGGCCGTAATATCACGCTTGACCGTGCTGCGGATGTCAGCGCCGGCAACCGGCTCTTTCTCAACCTGCCCTCAGGTGTGGCGCAGGCACGGACCGTGCAGGCGGTTAACGGAAATATTGTCACGGTCACCACCACCTACAGTGAAACGCCTGAGGCGGAGTGCTGCTGGGGTGTGGATGCTGACGATCTGTTTATCGCGCTCTTTCGTGTTACGGGCACCCGTGACAACGATGACGGCACTTTCGAGGTGACCGGCGCGACGTACAGCCCGGATATTTACGCTGCGGTTGATACTGGCGCCCGGCTCGATGAAAGGCCGGTCAGCGTGATTCCGCCCGGCGTGCAGGCGCCGCCGGAAAATATCGTCATCGACAGCTATTCGACGGTCAGCCAGAACATTGCCATCACAACCATGCGCGTAGCATGGGATGCCGTAAAGGGGGCAATTGCATACGAAGCCGAGTGGCGGCGCGACAGCGGTAACTGGGTGAGCGTGCCCCGCACGTCCTCTCTTGGTTTCGAGGTGCCGGGCATCTACGCCGGGCGTTATCTGGTGCGGGTGCGGGCTGTGAACGCCAGCGATGTTTCGTCCATATGGGCGACCTCTGCCGAAGTGACACTCACCGGGAAAGTGGGTAATCCGCCGAAGCCGGTGGGCTTTACCGCCTCCGAAACTGTTGTGCTTGGTGTCGAGCTGAACTGGGGATTCCCGGCGAACACGGATGACACGCTGAAAACGGAGATCCAGTACAGCCTGACCGGAACCGACGAGGATGCCATGCTGCTGGCCGACGTGCCTTACCCGCTGCGCAAGTATCAGCAGATGGGGCTCAAGGCCGGGCAGATTTTCTGGTACCGCGCGCAGCTGGTGGACCGGACCGGTAACGAATCCGGTTATACCGACTGGGTACGCGGGCAGTCCAGTACCGATGTGACGGACATTACAGAGGCGGTGCTCGCGCAGATCAAGGACACCGAACTGTTCAAAGACCTGATCGAGAACGCCGTGGAGAGCAGCCAGGCGGTCGCTGATCTGGCTGAGGCAGTCAAACAGAACGCCGACGGCCTGGCTGCGGCGGCAGGCGCAAACCGCCAGACGGCAGAAGCCATTATCGGCAATGCCCTGGCGATTGCGGATGTGGTGGTGCGCCAGTCAGCTCAGCAGGGCGCTAACTCTGCGAAATTCGAACAGCTACGTGAGGTGATCGCCACCGAAACAGAAGCGCGCGTTACCGATGTGATCCGCCTGGAGGCGAAGACGGACAAGAACGCCGCCGGTATTACCGAAGTGCGCCAGGCGCTGGCTACTGAGGAGGAAGCGCGCGCAACGGCGGTAGATGAGCTGACTGCGCGGACGGATAAAAACGCAGCAAATGTCACCGTGCTGACGCAGACCGTGACGGATCTGGACTCGTCCACTGCGTCGCGCTTTGAGGAAATTTCAGCAGAAATAGCGGGCATTGATGGCAGTGACATCAGAGGGGGAATACAGAGCAATTCCATTGCGCTGATCACTAACACGCTGGCGCAGGTCAACACCCGAACCCTGCTCAGCGTGCAGTACGGCGACAACAAGGCAGGGATTCAGCGCGTTGACACCGTAATGGCGGATGCCAGTCAGGCTGTTGCGGAGTCGCTCAGGACGCTGGATGCCAGCGCGGGCGGCGGCACGGCAAATGTCACTGACTTTGCGAAAACGATGGCTGATTTCTCCCAGGTCTCCGCGACCAGAATCAACTCCCTGTCAGTGACGGTAAACGGTCAGCATGCGGCGATTGTCCAGAATTCGCAGGCAGTTGCTGATATCAGCGGTAACCTTTCTGCGATGTACAGCATCAAGGTGGGTGTGGATGCCAATGGCCGCCAGTATGCTGCAGGGATGGGGATCGGTGTGCAGAATTCGCCGGCGGGCATGCAGTCGCAGGTGCTCTTTCTGGCTGACCGGTTTGCCGTGATGTCGCAGGCAGGCGGAGCGGTAAGCCTGCCGTTCGTGGTGCAGAACGGGCAGACGTTCATCAACGATGCCTTCTTCAGGGATGCCAGCATTCAGTTCGGCAAGATCACCGACTCACTGAAGTCGGACAATTATGCCGCCGGCGCAGCAGGATGGAATCTGCCGAAAAGCGGAAATGCTGAGTTCAATCAGGTAACCGTTCGCGGCGCAATTTACGCCACTAACGGTAATTTCAACCTCACGGGGCCGGGAAATGCGACCGTTATTAACGGGCTTGGCGTTACGGTTAACCTTGCAAACGGCGGTCTTATAAGGCTGGGGAGCTGGTAAATGCCGTCAGGCTTACTGATTGATTTTAACGACGGATACCGGATGGAAATCACTGCGGGGCTGCGTGCCCCGTTTTTCTGCCGCACAACCGCCCAGGGCTATAACGGAAAATCGGTGCCGGTCGACGGGTACGCTGCGGGTGACGTTGCTGTTTTCATCCCGACCGAAAGCGTCAGGATTTTTGATTTCGGCACCGCGCTTTTTCCTTATACGCAACGACTGGTTTCTGTAACGCAAAGCGGCGGGACACTGACGATGAATTCTCAGGGAGACAGGGAGGGGGCATCTGACACCTACCAGTGGCCCGGCCAGGTATGGCGAATCACACCCGCAAGCCAGTCAGGAAACAGCGGCCTGCTGATTTCTGACTCCACAGATTTTACTGCCCTGACCACGAACGGGAATCTTGGTAGCTGCACCTGGTACGGCACCGTAACCATCAACGGGGCATGGACGCCGCCTGTTACCGGGATAGTTTTCGCTTCGTGGGACAGCCCGACTGCTGTGCTGGAGAATATCGGCGGAACACTATATTGCTCCACTGATTCAGGTGCCTACGAAGATATGCCCGCCTCAGTTACCGCACGCATCGCGATATTTTCCAATGACGCACCCGTGCCGGGGCCGGGCCTGACTTTCATCAACGCTCAGGGACAATGCACCTTCTCCACGACCCGGAAGCCCTTCGTTATCAAGAGTTTCTTTACACCCTCTCTTTCATGGCAGGCAGTCGCTGGCATGGTGCCTGTAGGCCGTTATGGCTGGGAGGTCAGGAGAGCCGAAAACTCAACATCATGGAATGTCGGGCGCGGTCGCGGACTGATGATGAGCGGGGGAAATGTCAAAGGCGGCCGGGGGCGCATTGTTACACGAAATGATCGGCAAAAATGGGATTTTGACAGCAGCGGAATGAGCGCAATCAGTTTGCCCGTTATCCCGGCTATGTATTAAACAAATTAACAAACCGCTTCGGCGGTTTTTTTATATGTGGAGAACCGATGATTTATACAACTGGCTCAATTGCGGTCAGCGGCAACACGCTGACCGGCACCGGAACAAATTTCACCGCAGCGGGATCACTCATTCGTAACGGCTGCACGGTGCTTGCACTGACAAGCCCGGTACAGGCTTTTCAGATCACTGCCATTAACAGCGCAACCAGTCTCACTGTAACCCCGGCTGCCAGCCCGGCCGTTCCGGAGGGTACTAAATTTGCCATTCTGCTGAGCGACAGCCTTTCTGTTGACGGTCTGGCACAAGATATCGCTGAAACTTTCACGATGTACCAGCGCTACATGGGTGGCTTTGCTGACGTGATGAACGGGGCCGGCGACGTGACAATCACCATCAACGGGCAGCCGGTCACCGTACCCGGCCAGAAAGCGCTGGCGAAGAAGGGGGCCAACTCAGATATCACCTCGCTCAGCGGGATGACTACAGCGCTGAGTATTGAGCAGGGCGGTACCGGAGCAAAGACGAAAGCGGATGCACGCCTGTCTTTGTCAGCTGCCTCATCCGGAGCTAACAGCGACATCACCTCTCTTGGCGGACTGACGACACCGCTGAGTATCTCGCAGGGCGGCACCGGGGCTAAAACAGCGTCAGATGCCCGCGGCAGTCTCGGGCTTGGGAGCGCCTCAACGAAAAACACCGGAACAAATCCGGGTGAGGTGATGGAGGTCGGCGCTTTTTCACTCGGAACTGACCTTTCATCAGCGCCAACCAATTCAGGGCTTTACCCGGTTAACCGGTTTATCCAGATCCCCTCTGCTGGTGGTAATAACCCTGTACCCGGCACAGGAGGCGTAGGGCTCAATTTCGCCCTGAGCGCCAACTATGGTTTCCATCTTCTCGCATCCATTGGAGGAACAGCCAGGCTGTTTGGGCAAAGCGTTAACACTCAGGCCGGGTTTGGCGCGCGGGTGGAATTTTACAGCACAGGTAACACCACGAGAGCAACTGACGGGACAATTCGGGCTGCTTCGCCGATTGTACGTATTGTCAAAAGCAAAGAATACTGTACCCGGCCAGATATTGATGAGCTTGATTTTAAGTGGTGCGGTGCAGGGGTGGCTAACGCAGAAGCCGAAGGGGTGACAGTAGAAAGTCCGTCTACCGGTGTTTATCTGCTCAAGGGTTCTGACGGTCTGGCTAAGTCTGGCTGGCAAATGTCACCGCCACGTGATCCGCAAGGTTCTGGCGATATGGGCATCGTGGAAGCAGAGCAGGGGGAGGACGGCTCGTTAATCATTCGACTCTATAAGCGCCGTTACGTGATGACCGACGACGGTGATATCGAGGTAGCTAAAGGGGCGCCTATCGATGTTCCGCCTACCAGCTGGATCGATATCCGTCTCGATATGCCTGAAACCAGTATCTGGAATCAACGCAATGCAGGTTCGCAGGAGCAATAAAAAAGCCCCGGCGACGGGGCAGTTACATTCCGCGCCTGTCTGGTGCAGGCTACGGAGCTGTATTAATTTTAGACCAATAGCAGTTTAACTTAAGAAAAATTCCCGGCAGTTCAGGCCGTTGACAAATCTTCTTGCCGCTTCGCCTTGATAACGTTCTCGCTTATGAATACTGTACATTTAAACAGTAATTAAGCGAGGCTACTATGACACATCCTCTTTTTTCCATCAGCGGCCTGAATCCGGCGGCGCAGTACATAGAAATCGGCTCGGACGTTCTGGCTGTGGAGCAACGTTCCGAAGCCGACGCTGGCTCTATGTTGCTGATAGCGTTTATGGGCCGCCGGCAGATCGCGCGGTTATGTGGCTCTGCGTTGATCACGGAAGAGGGGGAGGCGATTGAGGGCGACGCCCTGGATGACGTGGAAATGTTTGGCGTGGTTACCCACATCATTCGCCCCGCGGCATTCGACGATCACCCGGTGATGTAAGATGTTCGCCCTCGTCGATGCCAACTCATTTTATGCGTCGTGCGAACAGGCGTTCCGGCCAGAGCTGGACCTCGTGCCTGTTGTTGTAGCGTCGAACAATGACGGCTGCGTGATCGCCCGGTCAGCGCTTGCCAAAAAGCTGGGCATCAAAACCGGTGATCCCATTTTCAAGAATACCGATCTTTTCCGGCACCACGGCGTTGTCTGCTTCAGCTCGAATTATGAATTGTACGGGGATATGAGCCACCGGCTTATGTCGACGCTCGAGGAGATGTGCCCCAGGGTATTTGTTTACAGTATCGACGAGGCTTTCTGCGATCTGACCGGCGTGCGTAACTGTCGCGATCTGACGGACTTCGGGCGTGAGATTAAGCGGACGGTTTACCAGCGCACGTTGTTACATGTGGGCGTTGGCATCGCCCCTACAAAGACGCTTGCCAAACTGGCGAACCACGCCGCGAAGACATGGAAGGCAACTGGCGGCGTGGTGGATTTATCAAACGTTACCCGCCAGCGGAAGCTGATGGCACTGCTGCCCTGTAATGAGGTTTGGGGAATAGGCTCGCGTATCAGTAAGAAGCTGGCAGCCATGGGAATTAAGACGGCTCTTCAGCTGGCAGATGCCGATATACGCTTTATCCGCAAACACTTCAGCGTGGTGATAGAGAGAACGGTGCGCGAGCTGCGCGGGGAATGTTGCCTGGAGTTCGACGAGTTTCAGCCGGCGAAGCAGGAGATCTGCTGCAGCCGGTCTTTTGGGCAGCGCGTTACCGACTATATCGAAATGCGCCAGGCAATAGTGAGCTATGCCACGCGTGCGGCAGAGAAGCTGCGCGGCGAGCACCAGTTCTGCCGGTATGTGTCTGCCTTCGTTAAAACCTCGCCTTTTGCACTCGATGAACCCTATTACGGCAAGCATGCCGGAACAAAGCTGTTAACCCCAACGCAGGACACGCGCGATATTGTGGCCGCTGCTGTGCGCTGCCTTGATGCGGTCTGGAAAGATGGTCACCGGTACCAGAAAGGTGGCATCCTCCTGGGAGACTTTTTCAGCCAGGGTGTGGCGCAGCTAAACCTCTTTGATGACAACGCCCCGCGGGCAAACGCTGCGGCGCTGATGGATATCCTGGACTCAGTGAATGCACGGAACGGTCGGGGCACGCTGTTTTTTGCGGGGCAGGGGATTGAAAAGAAATGGCAGATGAAAAGGGAGATGCTGTCGCCCCGCTGGACCACCCGACTGACGGATGTGCCGAGGGTGTTTTAGCAGGTGAAATCGCTGCTGAAAGAAGGGGAATCAGGACAGGGGTTTTACCTTCATTTTACCTTAGTTTTACCTTTCACAATTTTCAGGCATAAAAAAACCAGCCGTAAGAGGCTGGTTTAATTGGGGAATTTTGGTCGGCACGAGAGGATTTGAACCTCCGACCCCTGACACCCCATGTTAGTCCTCTATTTTCTTGGGTCTTCTAACCCGCTCAGGAATTTTTTCGGTTATATGAGCAAGCGATTTTTTACCCAACACCGTTCGCTGCACGAAACTTTCAATAACTTCGAGAAGTTGTTCAAATTCTACCTTTTTTGGGCTCCAGCTGCGATGTGCGGCGGCGCTTCCTGCATCAATTACGGATGAGAGGACCTTAGACTCCGTATCTCCTATAAAACCCTCACTCTTTAATTTCTCAACCTTCTCGTTGAGCCGTAGGCCCGGGTGGATTTGCAGAATTTCAGTTGTCCTGTCAAAAATTGTACGCAACCCAATAGATGCCAATGTAAAATTGTCAGCACTATATGAAAAATAAATTTCATTGAATATATGGAATAATTGCCCGTCTACTGATTCTAGCTTGGATATCCAAATTGGAATTTTGGATGATTCCACCGGTGGGTATGTCGTGACCATATCTATAGGAACATCGGCCCATTCACCATTAATGTACTTATGGGTTGTATGTTCGCTAAAATTCTCATTAATTTGATAGAAAACAGTTTCACAACCATTGCATTGCAGAAGATGATGCTGTAAGGAACCGTAAATCTGAAACTCTGGGTCATCCCAATGAGTCCTTAATTCACCATGAACTGTACAATTACGTAAGCCAGCACAATTTGGGCAGGACGCTTTAATAATTAACTTCTCCAT